CCCATAGCCATTTTTCCTTTTCCATCTGCGGCAAAGAATGGGACTTTCTTTCCACCCTTCTCTACCATTTTAAGTTTGCCACCTCCGGCCTTTTTATTCATTTTATTTAACCTTTTCACTGCTTTAGGGTTTTCCTTTAAGGTTTTGTTAAAAGCCCTTCTTTGAAGTGCCTTGCTGTTCTTAGCAGGGTCTTTTAGGGTTCCCTTTTTTGGAGCAAGAAAATTTTCAGAATCTAGTTTTTTTGAATACACCTCTTTCATGGCCTTGCTTATGGATTTTGGCTTAGGCATTTTCCCGCCTTCTTTTTTACCCAAAGGCTTTGTCTTCTCTGTATTCATTGGATGCCTAGGGTTGGCTAAACGAGGCTTCTTTTTTGGAAGAGGTATTGTTTTGTCCTGACCCTTTGGGCCACCCTTTTGACCGAGTTTTTTAATTCTAATAGGCATATTACCCTCCTAGGTAAAATGTATCATATGGTACAAATTTTAACGCGGAGGATTCAGTATCCTCGTTTGCTGCCAGTTCAAACTGGAACTCATATTCCTGCTTTAGGGGGGCAACCCTATTTGCCACTTCCGGCTTCTTCATAGCTATATAATACGCTAATCCTGTAACTAGACAAGGTATGAACCTTGGCGGGACTCCTGCCGTGCCAGCAACCCCTGAAGCTAAACCATCTATCCCCAAAAGGTAGTAATAAGCGAGCGTATACGTTGCTGCACTGTCTGGTACAGGCCACAGAGTAACTGTTGTAGACGTTGCCAACCTTTGTACAAATACCTGCGAAGGCTTACCCTGCGTATTTTTTGTACTTGTTTTAGCATACGTTGATACCGAAATCCTCTGAACATCAGTATCGACTTGATTCGTGCCAGTGCCTGTACGAATTTGTTGCTCAATAATGTCAATCGTTCCCGTAGGTAACGTATAAGTTGCTGTACCCGCTGTGAGAGCTTGTGTACCAGCATTGATAGTCCACAAATTAAGTCCACGGTTTTGCCACTCCAATGTTAAAAGGTTAAAACTTCGCCTAGCGGTCTTTAAATCATATCCAGTTTGAAGTGACAGCCCCGCTCTTTCAAACGCCTCTTCAAATATCTCTGGCAAATCAGGTGTTACAACAGCCATTATCTGACCTTCCTATGGGGCTTTACTTTAGCTCGTATTTTTTTAGGCTGTTTGGCAAATTGCTTACCAGCCTTAGTTGCTTTTCTTTTAGCAGCCGTGGTGGATGCGTATTCCTTAGACGAAAGCGACTTGATAGCAGAGGCTGGTAGGTAACGTTCCCCAGTGGCCTTTGATCCTTGTGTAGAGGGCTTTCCACTTTTCGTTGTCCACTTTTGCTTAGTCCAAGATTTAAGACTTCTTTGCGATTTTTTTAACGGCATAAAGTTCCCTATAACTTTTAAACAAGAGCCTTAGCAACAGAAACCATTAAAAATACAACAAGACCAAGTATCGTTACTACAAGAGCAAAAACCCCAAGGCACATCTTTATGGTTTCCTCTAACTCTTGCGCCTTTTGAATTTTTTGTCTTCTAGCTTCAGCAGCGGCCTCTTTAGCTTCTCTTATTCTTTTCGCTCTCTCTTCTGTTATACTTCTCCAAGTTCCATGACCAAAACGCATATCGACCATAGTTGCGATTTCTTGCATTTGCTCCTTGGCTATTCTTGCGTTAATAACCTCTGTTGCTACTGATTTTACACCAAATTGATCTCCAACGCCACCAACACCAGACTTTTTACTTCTAAGTTGCTGTACCTGTTTCTCACCCTCAAACAAGCCATCTATATAGCTTGCTATATCGGATACATCGTTGGCTGTGCCAATAGCGCCTTTAATGCCATCTACAGCAGCCTTAAATAAAGATATCCCCGCTAGGGTTTCAGCAATCATCTAGTAAACTTCTGTCGCGTTTGGGTTGATTTTAACTGGCTTGCAATAAGACGTAACCTTATGCTTTGAAGGTACGCCACTATAGCTTTGATAATTACCGTATCTTTTTGAGACTTTAGAGGCAAAATAGTTGCAGTCATCTATTGACCGAAAGTACATATCTTGGCTGACTGTTTTACCGCCGAGAACAACAATTAATAAAAATGCATGTATCATTAGGCGGCTATGGATAGATTGGGGTTACTTGCTTCAACCCCCATCCACTTGCTCCATTCTGCATAATAATGACGCATACCAACCTCATCATGGATGGTTCCGTTCTCATGCCTTCCATGCAATATGTTGCGTGGCTCAGTTCCCTCACGCATTGTTGTGCCTTGACCAGCGACTCCAATTAAGTCTTCGTGAAGGTTTCTCCCGAATGGCCCCCAGATAGAGTTATGGTGCTTAATTCTGGTATTGCGTTCTTCNGTCGTATCTTTCTTGAGACCATATCCGCGAAACTCAATAAGTACCTTGTTTGGCCCAAGAGGTGTAACGCTATCGCTTCTATAAGCACTGCCACGCAGATTAAAATTAAATCCGGGGAACAGATCAACCATGTACCATTGATTGGGTGGGAGGTTAGGGAAACTAAGCTCTCCTCTATCCTCAAAGCCATCGTATTCCTCGTAGTTAACTGTAAAGCTACTGACGTTAACGTGTCCGTTATCAAATGGTATATTTTTTCTAGCAAAATATTCATCGTTAAATCCTGACACACGATTAAAGTAGTGCATAAAATCGTGGTAGAACTCGCTATTAGTGTCGTGCCATAGCTTGTAGTTCGTATTAATTACCGCTTTATGGTAGTGAAACACTTCCATTTCCTCAGTATCGATAGCATCTGATATGCAATCAAAAGCCCCTCCCGTCCATTCTTCAACACTCTGTGCAGGATTAGGATCAAGCGTAACCCAAACCATCCCGCCGTGTTTGACTTCACAATACAGCTCTTTCCAGTTACCTGAATGGTAGGTTAAAGATAGATCGTTGCCCGAAGGGTGCGTTACCTTGTCTGTAAGAAATGCTCTGACTACACCATTCTCAAAACGTACAGCTAAAACATTCTGTAACGCTATCTGTGTTTTTCTAAAGTCACCCAAGTTTGGCAGCTCACTAGAGTGACACATTGGAACCCAAACCTTGGAAAATATGTTTTCTATCTCTTGCTCATACAAACCATGATCAGAATATATAAGTGAGTTTATGTACTCTACACTAGGCTCTTGCACCCAGCTTTTGTGGTTCCTAGGCGGCATTAGTCTCTATATCCTCCACCAGCTTTCTTGTAGGCAGAGGCTACCATTTGAGCCTTACGCGCACTCCACTGACCCGGAGCGCCGCCTTTACCGCCAGCTTTAATTCTATTAAATATTTGTTTACGCATTGATGGCTTTGTATAATTACCAGCCTTATTAACGGTAGACTTTGTTTTGCCGCCCTTTTTCATTGGCTCAACATCACCACCAGACTCATATCTACTTGCCCTCAAGGTAGTGCTCTCAGGGGCTGTATTCCCTTAAATCCCTTTGTGCCTTTTGGGGTTTTTATCTTTGGCTTTCTTTTTGTTGTAGATCCGCCCTCTCTTAGCTTAAGAGAAGATAATGTCTTTGCCTGACCAGCGTGTAATTTAGATGCCTTCTTCAGACCCTTAACAACCTTATTAATCTTTTTCTTTACGCTCCCACCTGACTTCATTTCTGCTTGTCTGGCTGGGGTGGCAAAGCCCTTGCGGGCCTTATTTAAATCTTTCTCAATCTTTTCTTTTGCGGCCTTTTGCCTTGCCTTGGCCTTTACTCCAGTTGCTGGAGCTTTAGCCCTGATACTAGCCATGTATTCTTTGCCAGCAGACCGAACCTTTGCAGCACCCCCAGAACTAAAGGAAGAGATCTTCCTCGTGTAAGACCCCTTTCCCTTCTTTGGCTTTACAACGCTAGGCTTTATGCCCCCTACAGCTTTAGCCACTGGATTTTTTACAGTGGCCTTACCGCCGCGCTTCATAGCTACTGGTTTTTTTGCTCCACACTTCCGCATGAGACTTCTCCTTGGCAACAATCTTCAATAACGCATCCACAAGCAATACACTGCTCATGCCCGTGTACATACACGGTTCTTAATCCATCCTGACATCTTGGGCATCTAGGCCCACAATGAACCTTTACAACCCCCTCTTTACGCTCTTCTGTTAACTTTTCTTGAGGTTTTTGTTCTTGCATAAGATCTGTTCCTTGAGGCTGGCACTGCTTTTAAGTTTGAAAGGCTGTTGTCTCTTGGGTTTCCATTCTTGTGAGCGACATCTTTTCCATCGCCCTTCCTGACCTTACCAGCGGCAACCATTTTTTTTCTAGCTGTATTCCTGCTTGCTCTTCGTTTTTTTTGCACAAGGGTTCCTTGATAGTTCTTGTACTCAGAAGAATAATTTCTACGGCGCATTACTTAGCCCTTGTCTTGCCTCGCTTGGCAATTCCATCTATAGAGCGCTTTCTTTTTACCGCGCCTCCAGCTTTCATCATTTTTGCTGCGCCAGCCATTTTTGCCATTTCTGCTACTTTTTTAACGCCCTTGCCGACACCCGCGCTTACTCCCGTAGGCGCAATAGAAGATGTTGTTTTGCCTTTGATGCCTAGCTTTGACCTCAATCTAGGGTTTAGGCTAACACCAAACCTGCTTTCCGCTTCATTAATAAGCGGGCTTGCAAATTCACTCATAAATGTTTTCTTAGACATTACTTAGCCCTAGTTCTTCCGCGCTGTGCAATGCCGTCAATCGGACGCTTACGCTTAAGAGAACCGCCAGCTTTAACAGCTAATGTTGCTGGAGCAAACGCACCCGGATCACCCATAGCATTTTTCTTTTTATTCGCTGGTTCAGCAGAGGACTTCATCATTCCAACTACTTTTTTACCATCTTTACTTTTAAGGAGTTGGGCCAAGGGGCTAAAAGATGCAAGATTTTTGCCTCCCTTACCAAAAGCTCGACCAAACATTCCCTTGCCAGAAATCGCTCCAGCTAAAGGGCTTATAGATCCAAGCAGCTTGCCGCCACC